GCTGTTTCTCTGCAAGTCGAGTTGCAGAACTCCAAGTATGGACATCTATCTCTGTATTATTAGTCTTTGCTGTATGGGATATTGCTCCAAATACCGCTCCACAAACAGCATCGGCTAAATCTTTTGATTTTTTACGGGGGTGATCAACCCTGTTGCCTTTCATTATTTTTAATTCTGACATTTCTTCAAGTAAAATTGGGATCATTGGAATAGCAACACGCTCTTCGTATATCATCATTGCCAAATCTTCATAGTGTTTTTTAGCAACAGATACGGTCTCTGTTCTAATTCCAACAGCCTGTAATTCATTTTGAATATCAAAAGACTGCCATCGGTCAAATGAAACCATTCCAATATTAAAACCTTCTCTACGAAGATTTATGATCCATTGTTTTACTTCTGATAAATTAACAGGACCCTCTGATCTTGGTTCCCACCAAGCAACAGCATCAACAATAACAATTGGAGCAACCTGCTCATAATCTTTAATTACTTGAATGTTTACCCATTTATCTACGTGAGCAATTGCAACAGCACACTTGTCATGTTTTTGTGCAAGGTCAGCATGAATATAATAAATTTTATCTGGATCTGCTTTAAAGGTTTCATCAAACCTTCTAAAGGCATCTAATGGATTTCTAGTGTTCATACATTTTTCTAGTTTTTCTTTTTGTTTAAAAAATGCGTCAGAAGCAAATGTCGGAACACAGGCAAATCTCATCATAGCGTCGCCAAGGTCTGTGTAAAATGCTAGTTTAAAGTCATCAATTTTTCTTGTTGGGTTTACTTCCCATGTAGGTCTTTTAAGTGCTAATATTCTTGGAACTTTGTAAGAAACTATATGATCTTCTTCCCAAATAATTTCAAATTGATTGCCAGGATCTTCATGAGGTAAATCTTCATTCATAATAAAGGTATGTTTTTTTTCAATAGTTTCTTTTTCCATAATTACATCATCATATCTTTTTGAAATAAAGTCGCCCTGATAGCGAGGGAATGAAAGAAGAACAACCTTTCCAAGATCTGGAAAACGAGAATCTACAGATCCACGAAATGCTTTATAAATGTTTTCTGCAGTCTTTCCTTGTTCATTACCAGTTCCAACCTCAGATGCAAAACCAGAAATTTCATCAAGGACTGCAAGTAATAAATTTAAACCTTCATGCGATTCTCTTTCTGAGTGTCCAGAATAAACAGTAATTGATTTGTCAAACTCAATACTATCAGCCTTTGCATTATATTTTCCTGCAAACCATGGAGATTTTTCTATCTTAGTTTTAAAACCTTTAAAAAATACGTTCTTTGCTTGTTGTGCGTTAATAGCAACGTTAATTAAATCTATTGCATCTCCACTTGGTTTTCCGAAATATCTTGCAGGGTCTTTAAGACATAATAACTTATAGACAATGTAAGCACAAGCAACAGTAGAGGTAAAATCTTTACCACTACCTTTCCCAAGTTGTAAGATGATTTCGTTTTTTGTATATTTTTCATAATACCTAGCCCCTTCTGGTGCTCCATAAAGTTCTTGCAAATCTTCTTTTTTATATATTTGACTCATTGCCTCTACAATGTCATATTGAATAGGCGACAGCGGTGGTTGACCAAGATACTCAGAAGACTCAACAAATGTTTTAGCATCTACTGGTTTTTCTTCAAATTGATTTTCTTTTAATACTTCTAAAAAATCATTGAACATCGTGGACAATTGTAATCACTTCCCCTTCTTTGGCAATCTGAGAAAGGCGTTGCATAATTAAATCACGAACCTCTGGATGAGTTGAAGCAATTTCTCTTAATATTTCAACAAGAACCTCTTGCCGTCTTTCAATCTGAATCATTTCTTCTGCAAGTTCTTTATTTTCTAAGAGTCCTGCTTTTTGTAACATTTCAATTCTAGATTTTTCAATATCCATAACTAGTTTAATTGCTTGAGTCTTTGCGCTAAGATTATTAGTCATACTTGATTCATCAATAACTTCATAAGCCCTTGTAATAAGTTTGCTGTAATGCGTGTCAGCCCCAGCAAGTGCCTCTTTAGCACGAGCACGAATTGCATCATTGGCAGAAGCCATAACTTTCCACTCATTAATTAATGAAACTACACGAGTTCGTGGAATGTCCAACTCTTTAGAAATTTTAGTTGGATCTTGACCTTTAAGATATTCTGTAACTACTTTGTTTACTTCATCAAGATGCTCAATTAATTCTGTCTCAGTTGACATTTTTTTCCTTTGCTATTTTTAATAAAACTAAATATCCTATTAAGTCATCAATATCATTATCTCCAGGATAGTCTGTGCCTTTCATAAGACGACTTAGTTTGTCATCAATTCTAACTTTAAGTTGTTCCGCTGGATCTGACTTACTAAAAATTCTTACAGGATCAAGAGCAGAATCGCCATACGCTATATTTTTTTCTATAAGCATCTGCGCTATAGAGTGACATGCCTGCCAAATTGAATTACCAGATGGTGCTCCAACTGATTGAAGGTAAAGGTCATTACATTTAAAGTCTTTAACATCTTTATATACTGGTTTTAATTTCATCTTTTTGATTTCCTCAATCCAAATTTTGCAAGGTATACGTAAACAGTTTCAACACTAGTTCCGCACTCCTTAGCAATTTCTTGTGGAGACTTTTTATCCATAATAAACCTTTTACGGAGCCAAGCCTCGCTTGTATATAGTTTAGCACTCATAATATTATTTGTCAAACCCTATTGCTTTATCCCAGTTATTAATAGCCCAGTGACCGATACCACAAGCGTCAGCAACGTCATTATCGTTAATAACTTTATTATAGTTAATTTCAATTAGTTTCATCGTCCTTTCTTTTCTGATCTGCCGTTCATAAGTTTTATACCAAGAGTCTGACTTATCAGGGTTTTTAGATCTAATTTCTAGTTGTTCTTCTTTTGTTAATTTTTTGTTACCCAAATAGTTTTGCCAAGTAATTGGTGCTACCCTACCAATCTGTTTAGTTCCAGCCAATCCTGCTCCACCCAACAGTGCTCCCTGTACAAGCGCTAAGTCAGCAGCAGTCTTTGGGCTGTTCATAAACACAGTGTGTTCTATTACGATTGCTTCAAACCCACCATAATATTCAAAGAATGCTTTTGTTTTAGCACAAGCGTCCATTACTTTTTCATAATTTGTATTACCTTGAAATTTTATTTTTCCAACAATGCCAAGTTTTTTATCATTAAATAAAGCAAAGGCAAGACTGTTAGTGCTAGCATCAATAGCGCATATAGTTTTAGGTAAAGACTCTATGCCCCACTTATTCTTGCTCATAGTCAAAGTATCCTTTTATTTGTTTTAACATTTTGTCTACAGACTTTTTACTAACATTGCAGTTTGAGCAAAATCCTGATTCATTGTATATAGAAAGATCAACGCCACAACCACCGACACATTTTCTAACTTTGCCTTTTCTTTTTTGGCTACGAGTTATTCTGTATCTTTCTGTTATCTTTACCTTAGTGGCATCATCCCTACATTTTGTTCCGCAATAAATTTGATAACTTACTTTTGGAGAAAAAGTGGTGTTGCACTTTTCACATAGTTTCACTTAATTCCTTCAAGGATGCTATTTTAATTACTCCATCTCCAGCCTCATCACATGTTTTTCTGACTGGACATTTTTTACAGATCTTAGCATTACTTCTATAATTTTTAATTGGTAGTTCTTTCTTTTTCCAAGCATTGGAAATAGACTCCATCCATTCAAATGTATTATCTATCCAGCCTCTGTAATGATCGTTAACTTCAATGGGAAATAGTAACAACTCGTGGTTATTTTTATTTTCATAAATAATAATTCCCTTAGATCTTTTTAATACCTTCATGTATATTAGGGTTTGCGCTACGTGATCTTGCTTAGGCTTTCCTACTCTTTTCCTATACTCAAAGGCTTCGTTGTTCTGAGTCTTTATTTCTCCAACAATTTCTTCATCGTTCCAAACAATCATACAGTCGCCGTAACCAAAAATTGGAGGGTTAGAACTTATAACTTTAAATTCTGTAGTATCCTCTAACTCTTTAGTCTTTGAATTTTCTTTCTTGTATACTCTAGTAATTCCAGAATCTAACAGTGCCTTCTCAATTCTACTATGAGATAAAGTTCCACTGCTCATGTTTGCTATATCATATGGAGTGCTGTAACTTTCAAATATGGCTCCTTCAAAAGCAAGATACCAATATCTAGGACAAACTCCGTTGCCATCGCTATACGTTAACGTAGATGGGGCAAAGGTTTTTTTAGTCATAAACTTTGGATCTTGGTTTGCTAAGTACCCACCGTTTATTTTTTCTGCTATACCAGAAACATCAAATGCTGGCTTAGAAGAAACATCGCTTTTAATCATAATACTTTGTAATAAACTTTTAGTCATTTTTTATCCTTTGTTTTATATAAGTATAGCAGGTTAGCGCATTGTGTACTTTAGTGCTGATACTAAGTTATTAATTGATTCTGCTGCTGTAAAATAAATGTTTTTCTTTGCCCTGTCACTTTTATCTACATTTGCCATCCAAGTTGCTTTAAATGACATTTTTGCTGCAATAGCCTGAAGTCTTACTATTTCTATTGTAGCAATGTTAAGTGGAATATCTGGTTTAATAATAAGTTTAGCAATCATTGTTAAAGCAGTTGTTAACTCTTCGTCTTGCATATAATCAGCAATTTCTGTTAACCCATTGACCATATCAATTGTTGTACCTGCTGAATGTACTGACTCTTTCATTTTATTTCCCCTTCTGTTAGTTGTTCTAAAAGATCCATTTCAATTATGGCAAGTCTTACTTTTGTGTTGCCCTCTCCAAGAATAACAATAATTGCAGGAGATTTATCTGTACCTGATTTTATAGAATCAGTAACAGCCTTAGCCCAAACATCTTTGTTTAAAGTAAAAGATTTACTAACTTCTTTAAAATCAACAATAAAGTTTCTCCAAGTAGCGTCTCCCTTTTTGTTATTCCTGCCAGAGTTCTTGTGTTGTTTTGCACCAAGTCTTTTGGATTCACTTCTTTCACTCATTTGTAAAATCCCGTTTCTTCTTTTTTGGTGGAAGTAGTCCAACCTTTGAGATATGTTTTTGTGAACACATCCAAGTTGCATCTCCTATTTCTCTCCAATACCTAAGTGAGCCTACAACTTCTTCACAAGTTTTGCATGGAAACTTTCCTGGATATACTGTAAAATCTTTAGACATTACTCAACTTATCTTTTAATTGTTTTTGTAAATCTAGATCTTCTTTAATCCTATTAACAATTCCATCTCTGCCCTGCACCTTAGTTCCATCATCTAATTGATACCATGCGCCAGTTCTATTTAATAACCCAACAGATTCTGCGGTGTCAACTAAATCTCCAATAGCATCAATACCAATTTGATCACCACGAAAATAAAAATCATACTCACCAGACTGGAATCCTGGAGATGTTTTTGAAAATTGAAGTTCCCAACGAATTTTACGACCAGTTTTTTCTTCAATCAACTTATCGCCTATTTTAATTTTTCCTTTAATCGCTTGATTGTCAGATTCGGAACTAAATAATTTAATAACGCAAGAAGAATAAAACTTAGTAGCCTGACCACCAGAAGGCTGCTGGCTAGTATACATAGCATTAATATTATTACGAGACTGGGAAATAAGAACAAGAAGAGTAGGCTTAACTTTATTGTTAGCATAATTAAGCATTTTCCAAGCATTACTGAAGTCACGAGATTCTGCTCCAATTTGTTTTGTATTTTCTAAAGCCTTCATTTCATCTGTATCTTTTTCAAAATATATAGCGGGAAGCATTGAAGTAATTGAGTCAACGACAATAAGATCAACTCCAGCATTCATAAGCCCAACACCAACATCCACCATGTCACTAATAGTTCTTGCTTGTGAGTAAATTAGTTTTGTTGGATCTACCCCAAGTTGTTTAGCCCAATCTTCTGAGTAAGACATTTCAGAATCAATCCATGCACAAACCTTGCCTTCTGCTTGCGCTAAAGCAATCATTTGTAGGCACATAGATGATTTAGCAGATGACTTACTGCCCCATATAAGAACTTGTCTTCCATATGGCAATCCACCACCTAGGGCACGATTTAAACCAAAACTTGGAGTTGGCTGATACTCAAAGGTAATGCCTTCTCCTGTACCAAGACGTTTTCTAATTCTTGGGTCTAACTGTGATAATACATCTTCTACACTAACTGACATTTACATCCTCCATTATTACTGTACCGTCTTTAGTTTTACCAAAACTAAATTTATATGCCTTGCCTTCTTCAATGTGCATGTATGCTTTAGGAAATGCAGTTGGAAATACTGTTACCGAATGTAGATCTCTTGCTGTATCTGCTAAAGTAAGCGATGCCATTTTCTTTCCAGCCTTTGTTACTCTTGCTTTAAATGAAACAACAAACATTTCATCTTCTGTGTAAGGCAATTGTTTATAACTTAAAAACTTAACAAGTGCATTTGAAGATCCTTTTATTTCATCAACAGGAATTGCAGATACAATCCTATTGTCATTAGCAAGAACCAAGTAAGTACGACCCGTCTCAATAGTAGTTGATTCTTCATCAAATATACCAACACTCCCAGTCTTGTCCAGAATTTCAACTCTTGACCAACCCTTTCCTCGTTTAATTGCTTTAACCATGCCAAGAAGAATAAAAGAACCCTTTTCTTCAAATGAATCTATGTCTTGAATAAATGCATAATAGTGTGAGGGAATAGTTATATTAAACTCTGGAAGGTTTAAATACTCATAAATGTTTTCTTTAATCTCAGCATCATTTCTAAGATTATCTGGAAACGTTGCTGCGCCAATAACCCTAAGAGCGTTAAGCGCTCTACTGTTTACTCCATTACCTTTTGTAAATGTAAACTCTTCAAGTTCTTTGTATGATTTAAATGGACGAGCAGCAATATACTTAGCAGCAATATTATTAGAGATAAACTTAATTCCTGTTAGTCCAAACCTTATACCTTTGCCCTCAATCTTAAAATCAAAATCTGAATCATTTATGTGTGGAAGTTTAACGGATATCCCCATGCGTTTTGCTTCAATTAAATATTCTGTTCTACCGTCTTTGTCTTTTTCATTTTTAAGAAGGGCAAACATAAACTCAAGAGGGTAGTAATACTTTAACCACGCCGTCCAATATGAGAGTGTAGAGTAAGCAACCGCATGACTCTTGTTGAACGAGTATCCCGCATGCGCTTCAAAGTCATGCCATAGATCACGAGCCTGATTGGGAGCAATAAAGGCAGAAGCACCAGTAATAAACTGTTCTTTATAAATGTCGAACTCTTTCGCATCTTTTTTCTTTCCAATGATTTTACGAACTTTGTCAGCATCAGACATTGACATACCACCTAAGTGAACGCAAGCCTGCATAAC